TGATGTTTATACGGAACGGTTTTAAACTTATACCAATTAATTTTACTGTCTAATACGTTTGTCATAGTTGTTTACTTTTCTTTCTAAAAAGCTATATAATAGATAGAAAGCAAAAAGTCAATGAGCAAAGTATATTTAGTACAAGAAATACCTACAGATAGAGAAACAGGTCAACCTAAGATTGATATTACCCCTGCATTAAAATATGGCGAAATTAAGATTTTATTTCCTCGCTTAAAACAAATGCAATTTACACCAGGACCAATGGTAATGGAAATAAAAAATTCATTAAAAGATTTTACAACTGATGATTATCTACTGCTTTATGGCGATCCTGCTATAATTGGTGTTGTATGTGCAGTAGCTTCTGATCTTACAAATGGTAAATTTAAATTATTAAAATACGACAGAAGACAATTTTCTTATTATCCAATTGAATTAAATATTTTTCAAAACTAGTATTGACATACACAAATTCTCCTATATATACGATAGTGCAAATATAAATTTAAACTATTAAACTAACAAGGAGTAATATGACGATCAATCTAAGAGCTGATGCACCTAGTCAGGTGGAACAGACAAATCCAGAAAAACTAACAGACGAAATAAAAAAACTTCAAGACATACAACAAGAAATACAGAACTATAAAGATAGAATAAAAGATTTAGAAGATAGTGAAAGTTATTTATCTGAAGTAATAATTCCAGATATGATGAATGCTATGAATCTTAAAACTATGAAATTAAAAGATGGTTCTGAAATAGAAGTATCTAATAAATTTTTTGCTTCTGCACTTGCACCAAAAAGAGCAGAGGCTTATCAATGGCTTCGAGATAACGGACTAGGCAACATTGTGAAAAATGAAATCACAGTGAGGTTTGGAAAGGACGAAGATACCAAGGCGACGCAATATGCTACCCTTGCAAGAGGACAAGGTTATGAACCGGAACAAAAAGTTTCTGTTCATGCTGGAACCCTTAGAGTTGCTCTGGAGGATCTCCATACACGTGGTGGACAGATTCCTTCAGAGTATTTCAGTATATTTGCTGGATATCGAACTAAGATAACTGGTAAATCTAAATCAACAGACTAATAGACTAACAAAGGAGAATCTATGGAAAGTCAAGTAGCTAAGAAAGCTAATGCAGGTGCATTAGCAACAATAAATCTCAGAGCAGATTCTGGTAAAGGAGCTGAAGAGATTAAGTCAGATGACGTATCAACACCGATTCTGAAAATCTTACATCAGCTATCACCTGAATGTAATGAGAGAGACGCCAAGCATGTAGAAGGAGCTAAACCTGGTATGATATACGCATCAGGGTTTAGTAAACTTATAAGTGGTGAGGAGGGATTAGATGTTATAATCGCTCACGCACAAACTAGGTATCCTGAATGGCAGGAGAGAGGCGACAGTGCTTCAGCTCCAGTAGGAACTCATTTAGAGATTCCAGCCGATGCTGTGGAAGAAAAAAATGGAAGATACAGATTACCAAATGGTAACTATGTTGAGAAGACTGCATACTTCTATGTACTAGCAATGGTAGATGGTGAGCTTAAACCTGCAGTAATCCCAATGAGATCTTCTAATTTATCTCCAGCGAGGGAGTTAAATAACCTTATCAAGAATTTAAGATTCACTGATGATCAAGGTTCATTTAATCCTGCAAGTTATTCAGCTGTGTATAAGTTAAACACAATTGGAAGAGTAGCAGGAAGTAAAAGCTGGCATGTCTACAAACCATCAAGAGTAAGAAATCTTGATATCGCTAACAAAGATGATGCGTCTATGTATGAGATAGCAGCACAACTTCAGAAATCAGTTTCTAAAGGTGTTGCTAAACCTAAATACGACGCTAGTCAAAATAAGCAAGACATAGTATAATAAAGTGTTATAACAACGGCGCTGAAGGGAGACTGGAGGCGCCGTCTAATCATGAAAGATTTTAGAAAATATTTTAGTGGACTAGAAAGAGACTTTGGTTTCTGCAATGTAAACAATGGTTATCACGATCCACAAACTAATAAATTAAAATTTGATCCAGGTGATTATGGCTGGTCTAAAAGGAACATAACTGATCAAGATTATCAAGACCATTTAGATGGTAAACGTGCTATAGGTATACAAGCCTGTGATGATAATGGAATGGCTAGTTTTGGTGCAATTGATATTGATCCATCAGACTATTCTACTTTTGATATTCATCATTATTTAAAAGTAATTCAAGACAAAGACTTACCTGTCATACCAATTAAATCAAAAAGTAATGGTCTTCACATTTATGTATTTACAAAAGAAAAAGTACCTGCAACTTTAATCAGAGAATTTTTACAAAACTTATTATTTTTATTTGGACTATCATCTAAGACAGAAATATTTCCTAAACAAACACAATTAGGAATGAACCAAGATAATGTTAGAACTTCAGGGTCATTTATTAATTTACCATATTTTAAAAAGACAGAACGTAAAGCATTATTACCAAATGGAACAGAACTAGAGTTTGAAGATTTTATAAACGTAGTAAAAGATAATTTACAAACAAAAGAATCTTTAAAAGAAGTATCAAATAAAAAAGTAAAAGAAATATTAACTGGTGGTCCAGAGGATTTATTAGATGGCCCTCCTTGTTTACAGATGATATGCAAACAGGTTCAGGAATCAGGAAACAAATTAAGTGATGAAAGAGATAGATTTTTATTTAACTACATGGTGTTTGTTAAAAAGAAACATAAAGATGATTGGAAAAAGAAATTATTACAAGCAGCTAGAGATTTTATAAAGTATGATGATACGTG